GAACGTGCTGCCGTACTGATGGAAAACGCCTTTTCCATCCTTGGGCGCGGTGAAGTCCGCGAGAGGATGGCCAAGGCCGGGGTTGACGTGTTTGACGATGCCGGCAGAATCAGAAGCGTGGTGGACATATTCACCGACCTCCAGAAAGTTCTGGGAGGACTGAACGATGAGCAGAAGTCATCGGTGCTTGAGAAATTCGGACTTGTCGACAAGGAAGCGAAAAATGCTTTTGCCATCCTTACCTCGGATATAGGCAAACTGACGGACTCCATGAATGAAGTTACAGCATCAGCCGGTGAAACGGAAATGGCCCTTAACTTTTCCGCCAACAGTGTCCAGAAATCGGTAGAAGTCTGGAACAGACTGAAAAATATCGGTGTCACCGTTGGTGAGACCCTCCTGCCTGTTATCAGTGCGGGACTGTATGTTGCCGATGTTGCCCTTACGGGGTTGTCCGCTGTCCTTGAAACTGTGACAGGCTTTTTCTCCGGTTGGTACGGGCTTCTTCAGGAAGGGAATCCGCTTGTTGTAGGTATGACGACTGCTGTCGGTATCCTTACCGCATCAATGGCCGTCAATGCGGCCATGACACAGAGGGCAGTCATCCTTGCAGGTCTCAAGAAAGCGGCTGATATGGCACAGACAGCCGCAACATGGGGACTTACTACCGCCCAACATGCATTGAACGCTGCCTTCATCGCTTTCCCGTTAGGATGGATTGCACTGGCTATCGGGGCTGTGGCAACGGCCGTAACCTATTGCTGGCAAAAGTTCGAGGGTTTCCGTGTTGCCGTACTTGGGGTATGGGGAGTTGTCAAGGAATTCGGCTTGACCCTTCTTGACAGCATTATAACGCCGTTCAAACAGGTATTGAGCGGTATCGGGGGTGTTTGTTCGGCCATTGTAAATCTGGTGAAGGGAAACTTCAAGGAAGCGGCGGATTCCGCCAAGGAAGGTTTCAGGAACATCGGCGAGGGAATTATCGGGGTGAACCCTGTTTCAATGCTCCATAACACAATCAAAGACGGCAATTATTCCCAGGCATGGGAAAAAGGCAAACAGGCTGGTCACGAAAGTTGGGAGAAAGCACAGAAGAATAATGATGCGGTTTCCGTATCATCCGCAATGCCGAAAATAGAAGTGCCCGACAATACTCCAGTAGCTTCGGTCCCGGATTTCAACGGGCTTATGGCCACACTTGAAAAAGGGAAGAAAAGCACCGGGAAAAGCTTCAAATTGCCTGATACTCCTATTGACCTGAATGAAAGCAACGAATATACGGCTGTAACACGGAAGCTTGAGCCTGTTTCGGTTTCCTTGCTTCCGCAATTACAGGCAGACAAGTCTGTTCCAAGGGAGGGAAAGATAGTTGATGCTACCCGGGCATTCACGGATAAGGTCGATGACAGGAACCAAAGCTATGATTCGGGAGAAACAGATTGCCTTACGGATATAATGCTTAATGTCCGTAAGATTGCGGCAGGACTTCTTTTCCCGTTGGCTATGACAGTTCCTCCATCGGATATGCAAGCCCAACCTCTTGACTTGAGTGTCCCGGCTATCGAAGCTCCGAGTGTAGCGGTAAGCACTCCGCCCGTGTCGGTTCCTGATGTGGCGGTACCACAAGTGAATGTCCCGGCCATTGAAGCTCCGAGTGTGGCGGTAAGCACTCCACCCGTTTCGGTTCTTGATGTGGCGGTACCACAAGTAAGTGTTCCGGTCATCGATGCCCCGAATGTGGCGGTAAATACTCCGCCCGTATCGGTCCCTGATGTGGCGGTACCACAAGTGAGCGTTCCGGCTATCGAAGCCCCGAGTGTAGCGGTAAGCACTCCGCCCGTGTCGGTTCCTGATGTGGCAGTACCACAAGTGAATGTCCCGGCCATTGAAGCTCCGAGTGTGGCGGTAAGCACTCCACCCGTTTCGGTTCCTGATGTGGCGGTACCACAAGTAAGTGTTCCGGTCATCGATGCCCCGAATGTGGCGGTAAATACTCCGCCCGTATCGGTTCCTGATGTGGCGGTACCACAAGTGAGCGTTCCGGCTATCGAAGCTCCGAGTGTAGCGGTAAGCACTCCGCCCGTGTCGGTTCCTGATGTGACGGTACCACAAGTAAGTGTTCCGGTCATCGATGCCCCGAATGTGGCGGTAAATACTCCGCCCGTATCGGTTCCTGATGTGGCGGTACCACAAGTGAGCGTTCCGGCTATCGATGCCCCGAATGTGGCGGTAAATACTCCGCCCGTATCGGTTCCTGATGTGGCGGTACCACCAGTGAGTGTCCCGGCTATCAATGTTCCTGAAATGTCGGAAGCCTATGACATAAGCAATGTCACGGAAACCAGCAATACATTCATGAATGAAAGGAACCGGACGGTGAATGACAACGGACGTAAAGTCCATGTGGCAAAAGTTTGTGACGAAATAGTTATTCATGTCCAGAATACCGACCATAAAGGAGCGGATACAATCCGTACCGAAATCATGCGTATACTGGACGAATTGGCAGAAGGATGAGCAAGTTCAATTTGATAGACATATTACAGACCGTGACCGGGTATAAGGGCATCCCTTATCCTGGAGGCTTCTTCCCTGATTCTCCGGGAAAATACAGGAAAAGTTCCGACTATTCCTATTCCGGTGAGCCGGCTTCAGAAAAGACACATTCGGACTTGGGTAGCGTACTCCGTAAAAAGGACGCACAGGGACGTTGGTATTTCATGCCCGTGGAACTGAACGGAATCGAGATTCCGAACGCCGTCATTTCTATCCGTGGTAAGAAGACAATTGTTGAAACACCCATGGTCGGAAGAAAAGGTACCGTAAAGGAACTCATATCCGTCGATGACTATGAAATCAGGATTGCAGGTGTCGCCCTTGACAATGACTTCCCTGACCGTCAGATCAGCGAACTGAATGAACTTTACAATGTGAACGAATCCATTACCCTGAAATGTGCCCTTACGGACATATTCCTGGATGAGGAGGACAAGGTGGTCATCAAGAGTATGGACTTCGCCGAAATGCGCGGATGTGAGACGGCACAGGTATTCACGATGGAGCTTGTGACTGACAGAAGTTTTGAACTGATAGTTGAATAGCCATGTTTGTACTAAGTTGTGAAATAAAGATTGGAGGAGTTTCATTCAAGAGTGTGAATGAAGTGCGTATCAGCCGAAGCCTGTACAGCCTTTCGGCCACAGCAACCGTCAAGGTTCCGGTTACGGCTGTCCTCAAGCATACGGGGGAACCGCCTACCCATATTGAAACTGCACAGGCCGTCAAGACCGGTGACAAGGTTGAAATCAGGCTCGGATATGACGGAAGACTGAACACGGAGTTTGTGGGATATGTGAAAAGGCTGAACTACAAGGTTCCCCTGGAAATTGAATGTGAGGATGAATATTACAGGATGCGTTTCCTGAACTGTGTCTTCAGCAAAAAGGAAACTACCCTGAAATCCTGCCTCGGTGAAATTCTTCAGGGCATCCAGCTCGGCAATGTGGTCGGGTTGACATTGAAGAATTTCGTGGTGAACAACAGACCGGCCTCGTGGGTTCTCGGGCTCCTGAAGAAGGAATACGGGCTTGTCGCCTTCTTCGACATCAACGGCAAGCTCCATGTGGGCAAGGCCAATGACGTGAAGGGTGAAACCGTCAAATACCGCCTACGTGAGAACGTGATCAACGACGACGAACTGAAATACCAACTTGCAGAGGACGTGAAACTGAAAGTCAAGGCCGTCTGCTATTACAAGGACGGTTCAAAGATAGAAGGGGAACTCGGGGAGGACGGCGGTGAACAGCGCACATTCTACTATTACGACGTGAAGGATGCCGGTGAACTCAAGGTCCTGGCGGAAGAGGAACTGAAACGCCATTCCTTTGACGGATACCGTGGGAAGATAAAGACTTTCCTCCTTCCTTATGCACTTCCCGGAATGGTTGCAAGCATTGAGGACAGCATATACGGTGAACGTAGCGGGGATTACTTCATAGAATCCGTTGAAACCACTTTCGGCAGGAACGGAGGACGTAGAACCATAGAAATAGGAATAAAGGCATGAGCAAGGAACTTGATGACATAAGACGGAAATTCCAGAGCCGATTCGGCAATGACGGGGACAGCATATTCCCGGCTGTCATTACCGAAGTGAACGAGGAGGAATTCACCTGTACGGTCAATCGTGACGGGGCCGTAGACTATTATGATGTCCGCCTCCGCGGACTTGTCAGTACGGAGCTCCAGGGCTTCGCATTCATTCCCAAGCTGGAAAGCACGGTACTTGTTTGCCGTATCGGAAAGAGCAACGAACTATTCGTCTGCCTCTTTACGGAAATAGACAAGGTCATATTCACTGACAATGACCTTGAAATGACTGTCGATACGGAGCACATCGACATAAAGAAGGGCGAAAACATAACCGTCCACATCGATGCGGACAAACTGGAGATAAGCAACGGGAAGACCCGTGTTACCCATGAGGCTGAATCCCTCACGCTGGTTTCTGACCAGTCAACCGTCAGGATTACCACCGGAGGGCTTACTTTGAAAAAGGGAGGCTCAGGATTGAAGAAGACACTGGAAAGCATCCTTGACGGTATCTGTCAGCTTACTGTTCCGACGGGGGTAGGCCCTTCCGGAGTCCCCATCAATTCAGCCGTATTCCAACAGATAAAAGCAGATTTACCAAATTATATGGAGGGTTAGACATGCCATTGAACAAATCAACCATCAAGGAAGAGGTCAAGTCCGCATTCCTGCAGGTAATGAACCAGCAGGATGATGACCGTGAAGGAGCCATCGACAAGGTTGCCGACAAAATAGCGGATGCAGTCATGAACGCCATCAAGAGCGCACAGATAACCTACACGTCCGGACTTGTCGCCCCCATGGGACCGGTAACAGGGACATTCGGATGTGAAATATCGTAAGCCATGAAAGACTACAGACAGCTTGAGAACGGGGACTTGGACATGAGCACGGGAGACCTCCTCGTAACGGAGAGTACCTACCAGCACCAACGTGACCTGCTCCTTTCCGACAAGGGGCATATACGTGACAAGGCCGAGGCCGGTGTCGGTGCCGTGAATTACTTGATGGACAATGAGCCGGAAGGCCTGCTGAGAGCGACCAGAAAGGAATTCGTTGCGGACGGGATGAAAGTGAAAAAAGTAGCCTTCTCAGACCGATCCAATGAACTTGACATAGATGCACGTTATGAAAACGATTGAAGTGAAGGACAACCAGACGCTGCTTGACATAGCCCTGCAGCATTACGGAACGGCGGAGGGAATATCCGAAATATTGTCGGACAATCCTGACATCCGGAATGACCCGCGTGCCCTTGCGGAGGAAGGCAGGGATATGGGAAGTTTCCATCCGGATATAAGGCTTTATCCGGGCAGTACGCTTTCCATCAACGATGAGAGCCGGACGGTAAGGAAGACCGTCATCAAGAAGATAGACCATAGTGTAACCACTTATATGACCGAAGAATGGCAAGAACTATTGAACAGATAAAGAGTGACATTACGGTGAAGCTCCAGAC